TCTTGAAGTGTGCGGATAACTACTGTGGTCATCTCACACTTAGGGCATCGGTAATCGTAGGTTGGCATTAGAGTTTGTATACCGTTCCTGTGAAGGGTTTGTCTGGATACAGCAGGTAAACTGCCAGCCCAGCATCGCTATCATCGCCTGACCTTTGACGATACCAGTCCGAGCCATTGTCTAGGGTTGGAGCCTGAACCCACCAGCGGGATCTTCCGTTCTTCCTGCCAGTTTCGGTTATGCGTAGGTGGTGATAATGCCCTGTGTTTAGGATCGTTGCTTCGGCTACTGCTTGCTCGCCGTGCGACTGACCGCGCCACCAGTTAGGGATCTGTTCAGGTCTGTTAGCTTGGTGTCCATGAGCCAGCCCAAGTATCTCGTCATAGATCGGTAAAGCCAAGCTCTCATCGTAAGTCTGTGGCTCATAGAACTTGATTGGTTGATTAGTTTCCTGAGAGAGTCGGGCGAGCTGGCGCTGAATGTGAATGCCCCAATCGTCTAGCGGGTTGCCTAACTTATCCTTGCCTCTGCGCCAAGCGCAATGGTTAGATCCAACTGCTGCTGCTGTGACTTGGTTCGTGTGCTTTGCTAGTAGCTTGAGCGTTTCCCATTGGAAGGTTGCCTCTAGATCTACCTGCTCCATCAAACTTAGATCGTTCGTGAACTGCTGACTACCTGTGTTCTCGAAGCCTTCAATAGAATCGCCGACATTGAGGAATACCGCGTGTTCTGGCTTGTGCTTCTTTAGGAATAGTTCTAGCTCTATCTGCTTCTGGCTAATGCGCTCGATTAGATCCGTAGTATTACCGCGTGAGCCTGTCTTGCCTGTCTGAGTATCTGACCAGAGAACCACGATAGTGGATTTGTTAGTTTCTTTTTTGGTTGGCTGATACTTCTTAGCTCGCGACCACAGAAGCTCTAACGAATCGCCACCTTGCTTTAGTCGGAAGTGGAATCGGTAAGAGGTTAGCCATTCGCCATCGTATCTTTGCCAACGACTGGTGCGTGGGTTGCCGATAACTTCGTATTGCTCAGGATCGTAGCCAGCCTCAACTAAGAACTCCTTGAAGTCAGCGCCAGTTGGTAGCCCCTTCGTGATTGCCGTTCCCTCGTTGCCGTCAAACTCAACTGCGGGTCTGCCGAATGGGGTTGGTTCTGGTTTTGGCGCTGGTTCTAAGTTGTCTAGCATTACTTACCTAACTCTTGGCATGAGCATCGTTGGACTTGGTGTTTGCGTATCAACTTATCTGCTAGTGCTATTCCGCGTTGCGCTAGTGCTGTTGATAAAGAATGAGGTGTCCATTTACTATCGGTCAAAGCTTGTTCTAGTATCGCGCGATCTTTAGCTTCTAGGCTTTCAATAACTGTTCGCACCTTACAGGTTCGTAAGTTGGGACTAGGCTCAAGGTCTTCTAGCATCGTTGTCTATGTCCTTGACCATCATTCTTTGAGCTTGCTTTAGTATCCACATGAAGGCGATACCGATGGCACTAAAGTAAAGGATTACTGCGCCAATCGCTATTAGCAGCACTCCCAAAATAGTTTCTGCGTTCATTCTTCTCTCATTCCGAACTCGTATCCAGCAACATTCGCGCTTAGATTGAACCTTACCGTAGTTATCTTCACACCACAAGACTCTGTCAGCGTGTTCAGCGCGTCTAGCCATAACTTCTTACCGCTAAAAGGATCAGTCCCATTAGGCACATTTACTTCGACTGCCCAATGCCCTTCTAATCTGCCACCACTTTCAGCCATTTCGCGTATCTCTGGGATCGTAAGCCTTACTTCTTCTTGACTCAATTAGCACCAACTCTCTTAGTTATTGTTGCTCTTTCATTATCTACTACTTTGAAGCATTTACCACAGATTGCGACTGATGTATTTTTATAGCTAGATTCGCGCCATTGCTCGCAGACTGGGCAGAGCTTCATGATTCCTCGATTATCTTGACTACTCGCTCTACGAACCGAACCTCGGCATTGGTGATAATTACCGCGTCAGCCAGTAGATTCTTGATAATCATTTCCCTGACAAACTGGCTCATCTCTCGGCTACCTTTCGCATAACCTCGCGCGTATCCGTCCACCCAAGCTTCGTCTAGTTTCTTACGCCACATCGCGCTCTCCGATCTTTAGTTGCTTTTTGACGAACTCCCAAAAATCGTCATAGTCGATAACATTCTTTTCGTTAGTCGCGATGAGCCAAGCCGAATAGTGCGCGTGACACATTTGTCTTGCTCGCGCTGGCTTTGAGCAATCATCGGATATACAACTTGGCGCTTGCGTTAGGCGATACTGGTTGTAATGCATCTCGCAGTACCCCTTGCCGTGATGTGGCTTTACGCAGTCGGTAAGTTTACAAACAGGTTTCTCTTTCTTCATAATCCGTTTTCCTTGTCTATCTTTTGTAGGTGTTCTATCTCTCGAACGATCTCTTGGTCGCTTAGTTCGACATTTGAGTTTATGTGAAGCTCGATTAGGTCAATGATCTCTTTTCTGGCGCGATCCTTGCCAGCCTTGAAACCTTCGGTGTAATCACTCTCCATTTTCAGTTTCCTCTCCTTCGTGACACTCGCACTCGCAATTTATGTTTGGCGTAAGAATCCAGCAATCTTCATGATGTCCTGTGATACACCAGCCAAACACTTTAGTCATCGTCTAGATCTTTGGTTGTATGTGTTAGCTATAAGTGAGATTGCTGCCTGAAACCCGCGATCCCATTCTTCGTTTACTTCTACTTCACCAGCTAGATCTGGTTCTTGAGTCAATGCCAAATAGCGCTGAAGTGATTTGATTATTTCTTGCCGTTCGTGCGCGATACCTGAATTGAAAGCTCGGACAGCGCTTGTTGCGATGATGTCTTGAAGGTCGCTCATTCTTCTTCTCCTTTTATTAGTGTGATGGTTGATTCAGCGCTTAGGCAATCGCAATCTCCGTTCTCACAAGATTTTGCGTAAGGTTCTAGCAATTCGATAACACGCTCGCGTTCTATCTCTATTCCGTATTCTTGACCGTACCTAAAGCCACGCGCATACTCAGGGTCGCAGCATCCTGTCGGTGCGCCGTCTTCTACTAGATCCTCGAAGCTACACAATCGAAGTCCCCCAAACTATTGCGTTGCGCCCAGTTGCTAACTTGACGCGCTCGCCAGTATCTCTTACTAAGCCAGCCTGAACCAACTCCGAGCGCCTAGATCTAACCCCAGATTCTGTCACGATTAGGCGTGAGTTAGTTCTTAGTAGTTGGTATAGATCGGTATCTGTCATCGGTGTCATTAGCCTCTGAAGAATCTCATGCTTCAGCGGGGTAATGTTTGTGACTGACATAGCAGCCTCATGGCTAGTTTCTGGATCTGTTGTTCTTGCGTTCGGCATTACTCTTGTCCTTTCTGCTTTTGCTGAGAATACACTTCGTCCCAGATTAGATCTGGCACACCTTCCCAAATGTCCCACTTACTAGCTTTGTCAGCGACTTCTCCAAATTCTTCATTGGTTAAGACTGGCGCATCGTCAAAATCGAAGTCCGCGCGAGTATAGTATTGCCAAATAACATATTCCTCTGCGTCTGCGTATTTTTGTAGAATCTCAATTAGTTCTTTTACCTTTGTTGCCATTAGTTGTCCTCTTTCTCTTTCTTTAGTTCTTCATAGATCTCGCTTGTGGTCGCGTGGTAATACTCGTAAAGATCAGTTGCCATTAGCGCTGTGATACCGATTTCTTCGGGTATAGTTTCGCTGTATTGCTGTTTCCAGTTATCGTTGTATTCGTGAGGCATTTCAGCCCAATCCTTGATAATCTCTCCGTAATAAATCGGCACAAATCCATCAGCCATTTCAGCTAATCGGTCTTCTGGATAAGTATCCTCGGCTAGTTCTTCCCATTCTTCTAGGATCGCGCTTTTGATTTCGCTGTAATTGAATCGCATTACTGTTGTCCTTTCATGAATCTATCTAACTCTGACTTTTCTATTCTTAGTAGCTTTGGTCCAACGCGTTTCGCAGTTAGATCGCCGTTGGTGATGTATCGGTATACCGTAGGTAGCTGAACACTTAGCGCATCAGCGACTTCTTTTGGTGTTAGCAGTTCACTCATTTCTCTCTTTTCTTAGTGGGTTGGTTCCATTGGTGGTTTGTTAGTTTCTAGCAATTCAGTTATCTCGCGAGTAACCATCGAGCATTCTTCGACCTTTAGTTCTAGCTCTCGGACTAGATCTATGTCGGAAGTACTATCTGCTTCGCGTAATCCAAAAAGTATTTCATGTAGGATTTGGTCGCGTAATCTCATAAGTCGGATTAGGCGTAGGGTTGAGCTGTCTCCTTCAAACATTAGAGCCTCGGATTTTCTAGGCGCTCAGTAGCAATCTTCTCGATCTTGCGTTGCCACAGTTCATCTTTAGCATCCTGAACCAGATCCTCGATTAGTGGGGAGCCGTCATTCTTCTCGATGAACTTGATTAGGGAATCTTCGGTTAGTTTCTCGAAGCCTGTCATTTGCTTGCCTCATAGCGTCGCTTTAGTTCAGCTGCGTAAGCATCGGCGCGTTCCGCCCACATCTTTGAGCCATTGGCATCCCACGCTTCTTCCGTGCGCTGCCTCGCTGATCTAAGTGCTTCGATTAGATCCTCTTGGTACCAGTTCTTTAGTAGATCCTCGTTTGAGATTTCTAGCTTCTTCATTTTCAGTCCTTATCTATTAGCCCTTGTTAGCTAATAGAACAAGTATAGCGCGGTTTAGCCCTGTTTAGCTACTTTTAGGCGCGTTTTGTATAACGATTTGGTAACGGAAAGAACCGAGTCAGTTAGAGCTTTTCGACCTGAATAATGACCCCAGCGGGGGTTCCGTAGGCTTTTTGAGCGTGCCATTCGACAATTTGGGCATCGTCAATTAGGTATTTACAGTCAATACTGAGCGCGTCCCCAATTGCTCTTTGGAGCTTGTCTAGATCGGGTGGGACTGTTGGCATTTCGCGCGTGACAGTTTTAGGTCGGTTGAAGGTGAAGATTACTGTGACAGATACAGGTTCGCGGTGAGCGGGTTCGCCAACTTGTTCCCTAACTACCTGAGCGATCTTGGTTCGCCACTCTTTTAGTTTTGGGGACTTGCTAACGATCCGCCCACCGCCGACATGGCGCATAGATCCTTGTGGGACTGGTAATCCCAGAACCACAAAGGTATCCATTAGAAGGGCGCGTTTGCTTCTTGTAGCTCTGGGTTGTTTACATGAATTGCTGCGACCTGTTTAGCCAAGCCATTCTTATCCGTATATTCTTCTAGTCGCACGCTTAGATCTCCAACAATCTTGTCAATCTTTGCGCCTTGTAGTGGGACGCTGCTTGACCAGATTTTGTAGTAAAGCTTTCGTTCAGATCCGCTTGCGTCTTTAGAGCTGACGCTGACTGTGTAGCCCTTTTGCCCTAGTAGATTCTCTACTGTTGCGTTTTCTATAATTACTTTTGCCAAGGTGTTTGCCTCTCTTATTCGATGTGTTCTGGGTTGATACAGTCCCGATGACCGCATCTCCGTTTCCCAGCCATAAAGATTTTCCCATTATGAACTGGATTGTCATCGCGGTCAAAATCTCCGCGCCACGCCAAGCAAGTTTCGCCATTCGCATAGCGTATAACATGCTCGACCTTGACACGACAACCGCGACAAGCCTCATTTTTAGTTCTCTTCGCAGGTAGCTCGCGGTCAATACCACACCGCGCACATAACCGCTTAGATTCCATTCTTTCATTCTAGCCATCATTAGCGCCTTTTGGTATTTGCTTCAGGCACTTTTTACAGTAAAGCATCTTCTCGCCATGCTCGCAAAGGGGTATTGGCTTGGCTGGCTTATCGGATTCGCTAAGGATCTTCTGAGTGTTTTCCTTTTCACGCTGGCTCTTGGCTGCGCGATCTAATCTCTGGCGCTCGGCGATCTCGTCTTGACTAAGTTGGCGCTCTGGGTAAGGATCGTCATTCCAACCATCTCGGTTTAGCCAAGTAGTGGGGTATGGGACATACTGAAGCGCTGGCAGGTTTCGGTCCTGTGCAAGCCGTATAGCCCCTGAAACTACCGTAGCCTCAAAGTCCCCTGCTTCGCCAGCGTAGCGACCTCTAGCAGCCGTATAAGCCCTTAGAGCGCTAGTTTTGCCCACCCTGCGCGGATAACTTTCCCAGAACTGTTCAAATCTAGTCAATTCAGGTATATGTTTCTTTTCTTTGGTCTTCTTAATATTGTTCTTCTTAGGGGTAGGATTTCCCGATGACGGATAATCCGATGACGGATAACCCGATGACGGATCAACGGTAGTCCAGATGCTTTCTGCGAACTGATTATTATCGCCACGCGCCTGATCCCTGCGTAAGTATCCAGCGGACTCTAGCTCGCTAATGGCGCTGCGAATTAGATCTAACCCGCATTGGTTAGCTTCCGCCAAAGATCTAATGCTTAGACGCCAGCCAACCGAGTGAGAGTGAAGTTGAGCCATTAGCCCAATCGCCTTTAGGCTTAGACGCTCATCGCGCAACCAGCGGTTAGGTAATCGGGTAAAGCTTTCGTCAAAGTCATGCGAGCCTCTGATAATTGGCACTTCTTGTCCTTTCTAGATTGGTTCTTTTGAGTAATCATCTTTCAGTCGGTAAGTGAAACCTGTCATAGCGTCGTAAACTGGCACAATCGAGGGATCTTGCCATGATTCTAGTTTCCAGCCAAATCTTCTAGCGTCTTCCGCCACCTGACTTTGTTGCTCCATCGCGCCGTTCAGTAAAGCGCAAACCAAAAGAATGTTAGCTGGATTGTCGCGCAACTTAGATCCACCCATGCCCCGATTCTTGCGGTGGTGAGGCACTAGGTAAGGCACACCAATACCACAATGAGGACAATAAGGGTCGCGAGCTTCAAACTTCTTGAATTCATTTGGTTTCATCTTCCCAGTCCAGCTTGCGTGTAAGTAATCTCAACCATTCTGGCTTGGGTCTGTAAAGCGCTCTGCGCCTGATTGAGCTGTTGGAGTTTAGTCTTGACACGATTGAACTTGGCTTTCGCTAGATCAGCTTCTAGACGCGCCTCAGAGCTTTCTAGCTTCGCGAGAGCTTGGCGATCTGCGACCAGTCCGTTGATTCTTAGGAAAGCTGCGGACTCTAACCGATCTACTTCTAGTTGCTTTTGACTCAGCTCAACTTCGGCTCGGTATTGAGCTTCGATTCCCTTTTCAGCTTCTGCGCGAATCTCAGTCAGCGCTTTGATTATTTGGTCGGGGGTGACAATCTCGCTCATCGTATCTCTCTTATTTTTTAGTAGCGGGGTAAAGTCCGTAGCCACCTTACCCCGCAAGCCTTACTTTACTATTCTTTAGTGGTTTCTTCTAGTGCTTTCGCGTAATCAGTAATCTGCGCTAGGATGTGTTGCCCTGCGCCACCTTGACGAGCTTTGTTGTAAAGATCCCTAAGCTCTTTCGTGTTCATAATTGCTTGCGCTTCGGCGATCCAATCACGACTCGGCTCAGTTCCGCGCTGGACCTTTGCCATTTCCTCTCGGCTGGCTCGCTGATCACCTGACAAGCCCATGTTCGCTAAGGCTCTACCAATCGCGCTGGTTTCGCAGTTCTCTAGTGCGCTGGTTTTGTTAGCCATACCTGCGCCGTCAATCTCAAAAGCTAGTCCGTTTGACTTTGGCAGTTCGCGTTCTTGTTCATCTGCGCTTAGGTAGATAACAGCTCGCACTACCCAAGTTCCGCGCTCGCGGTCATAAGAAGTCGTAAGGTTATCTGTTTGGATACGCGCGTCAGGGTGAGCCTCGTAGAGCTTGGTAATTCTACTTGCTACGGTTTCATAATCTTCTAAATTGAACTGTGCCATTTTAGTCTTCTTCTCTCTTTCTTCTTGTTAGTTTTTTATCCTCAAAATCAGGCATAGTGTTTAGGATCTCCCACTTGTCTGCTTTTAGCCAGCCTTTCACGCCAGCTATTTTTATTGCGAAAGCTGACCAAACTACAAACTCAAAATCAGCTTCTGCGTGCCAACCGCGTTGTGGTTGAGTGTGCTTGAGAGCTTGAACTTCGCCTGTGATTATGGTTTCGTTGTAGTTGTGTTTGATGATTACCCAATCACCGACATTAGGTTCGTCTTCGTAAATGGTTTCATACATTTCTTTTATTTCTGATTCGTCATACATTACGCGCCTCTCTTTCTTGTTAGGTAAGGTGTGCCACCTTTGCGTGAAGATCTAACGAAAGCTGGCGTGTCGTAGATTATGCCTGTCTTTGCCGATCCCATCGCGTCTAGAACTCTAGCCTGTAATTCGTTCACTTTAGATTTTGCGGTTTCCAAATCGTCTAGTGAAGAACTGTAATGAAGACCTAGCTCACCCAATTCAACTTCTGACTTAGCGTCTATGTCTGGGTGCTGCTGACGAACTGCCATTACTGTTGATTCAGCGCCGTCCCAAACTGGTTGCGTTTCGGTGCGGATACATTCTAGAAAGCTGTTTACCTTTTCTAAATCGCTCTCCTGCCAGAACTTATCTGCCTGAACATAGAACTCTTTGTATTCCGATCCCGCAAACAAGACTGCCACATAAGCCTCGGCGAAACCAAAGCAAGATAAGTACCATTGGATTTGCGTCATGTAATACTGAGGGACTCCGAACTGCCAATCGTCTGAGTATCGCGCGGTCTTTATTTCCAACACCCCATACGAGCCGTCAGGCTTCTGGTAGATAGCGTCTGGATTGGCTAGGTGAAAGTCGCGCTCGCGGTGAACCCAAGTCCCGACATCTCGTAGCAATCTGAGTTCTGGGTGATCAAGCTCGAACCTATCTATTACAACTGGCTCTAGTGCGCGCCCCCAATACATAAACTCATTGTCGGAAACTTCATCAGAGATTAGACCAAGCTTCTTAGCCCAAAGGGAATAGGCGCTCTCGTACTTACTAGCGCCGACAATAGCACCAACCTCAGATCCCCCAATACGGTTAGATCTAAGTTCGTGCCATTCTGGATTGTCAGGGGTAAACGACCCTAGCCATGTCGCTGTGGACTTAGCTTGTATTTCTGCTATGCTTTCAGTAGTCAAGAGTTCCTTGTCCTTTCTTTTGACTGCGGGTGGACCTTGAAGCTCCACCCGCTTTTATTTTGCCTACAAAAGAACCTTAGCTCGAACCACCGACATTTTATGCTATTTACGCAAAATAGTTATAGGGTTGTGAGAATGAATAGGGATAGAGCTTTTACCGAGTTTTGCCACGCCCAAGCCGAGCTAGAGGATAGGGGCGAAACTCTCGCTTGCCGAGAGAATGCGGACTTCTTCTTTCCTGAAGATTTCTATGCGCCGAAAGCCAAGCAACTCTCCGAGCGTATCGCGCGAATGTTATGCGATGAATGCCCCATAAAAGACTTATGCCGAGATTACGCGATCTCGGCACAAGAGGATTATGGGATTTGGGGTGGGACTAATGCGCGTGAAAGACGCGAAGCCCGATTAGAACTTACTCGGAAGAACCAGATTCTTCAGGGGCAATAGCAGCCTCGACTCT